GCACATCGCGGCTGCTGAACGCGCCGGACTCGAACCGCTGCACCAGATCGACAAGCGACCCGCTTTGCAGCTCCGCCTCCAGCTCCGCCAGCGCGCCCAGCGTCAGCCGCAGCGTCTGCGGCTTGCCGTCGATCACCAGCTCGACCTCTCCGCGCCAGGGGTTGACCATGGCTCAGACCGCCTCCACGAAGACCAGCTGCCCCGCCGAGGCCAGCGACACCTCGTAGGTGGCCTCGCCGTTGTGCGACCCGCCGTATTCGATGCTGGTCAGCTGGAAAGCGCCCTCGACGGTGCCGAAATTCGGAATGATGATCTGGAAATCCGGCGTCTCGCCGTCGAAAAAGATCTGCCGAGCGCGTTCGTCCGTGTCGGCATCGCGAAAGACCCCCGAGCCCGAGATCGCGGCGCTCTTGACACCCGCCCCGGTCAGCAGCTCGCGCCAGCCCCCGGCGCTGTCGAGGGTCGTCACGTCCACGGTCTCGGCGTTGAAGGTCACGCGCGTGGCGCGCAGCCCCGCCATGGTCTGGAACTGCCCGTCGCCGGTCAGGTCCACCTTGACCAAAAGGTCCTTGCCATTCTGTGCAGGCATTGCGTCTCTCCTCGAGTGCAGGGCGGACGATGCCGCCGGTCAAAATCCTCCGCCACGCGGATCAGTCGTCGCTCACGCGGGCGCGGAATGTCATCTCGATCCGCCGCAGCCCGCCGCTCTCTCGACGTGCCCGAGCGCGCAGGAACCTCAGACTCACCAGGCTGCCGCGGCTCAGGCTCAGTGGCGCATCGACCAGCGCATCGCTGACCTCTGCGGCCGCGTCCTTGGCCGCCTGGAACCCCGCGCCTTCCGTGATCACCGCGACGGTGAAGTCGTGCCAGGCGCCGCCGCCGCTGCCGTCCGAGGCGTCGCGGACCTTTTCGGCACCCAGCGTGACGTAAAGCTCGGGCGGCGTCCCCGCCGGCAGCGCATCGTAGATATGCCCGCCCGTCAGCGTCATCAGCGCATCGACGGACGCCAGGCGCTGATAGACCGCGGCCTGCAGCGCCGCCGTGTTGCCATAGCTCATGCCGCCACCTCCTCTTGCGCATAGCAGGTCAGGTACCGGCCCTGCGCATCTGCCTCGGTCACCGCCTGGATCGCCCAGAGCCGCACGCCCAGACGAAACCTCTGCCCCGGCTGCGGCCGCGCGCCGTGGCCCTGCTGCGCGCCGCGCACGACGATGCGGTAGTTCGCCGTAGCAAGCGCCCCCGCCTCGCCGGTACTCTCGCGCCCGCTGCGCGGCAACAGCGCCGCCCAGACGGTGCCCATCTCGGTCCAGGAGGTCGTCCAGCCGCCCGCGCCATCGGGGCTGGTCTCGGGCGCCTCCAGAACCAGCGCGTGCCTGAGATCGGGCCGCTTCATGACGCGAACCCGATGCGCATCGGCTGGTAACGGGCGATCAGGCTCGAGACGCCGAAGGGCATGCAGCCCTGCGCCAGGGCGGTTTCATCCCGGTACTCGTGGTAATGCGCCGCCAGCAGCAGCACCGCCTGCGCGAGATCGGCGGGCAAGTCGCCCAGATCGGCACCGAACCCCGCCTCGAACCGCACCTCGACGGCCCCCGCCGTGGGCACCTGCGGCAAGGCGGTGCCGGTGGGCAGCAGACGCGGCGCCGACGCATCCCGCTCCAGCCAGTAGTGCGCCGGATCGACGACCTGCGACACGCCCAGCCGGTCCACCAGCGCGACCTCGGTGATCGCCGTGACCGGCGCCAGCGGCAGAACCTGCGCGGACGGATCGCCCCAGGCCGCAAGCGTCAGCAGAAAACCACGCGAAATCAGCGCCTTGCCAGTCCGCACCTCGATCGCCGAAACAGCCGCCCGCAGAAAGGCGATCAGAACCGGGTCCTGCAGATCGTCCTCGGCAAAGCCGGTTCCCAACCGCAGGTGACGCTTGAGGACATCCAGCGGAAGCGCCGCGTCGGGGATCGTCGTCTCTTCGACTAACATCATCTTTCTTCTCCGAAATCCCATCTCCGCTCCGACAACGGAGCCTAGGTGGGCACGCACCTCTCACGTTGTTCGGACGGAGGGGCAGCTAGACAACGCAAGCTGTCACTCGGTGCGCGCCCCATGACGACAGGCCCCGGAAGGCCCGCCGCCATGTTCGCGGACCCGCTTACGACACGGCGCAGCGCAGCAGCTTGATCGCGGCGAAATCGCTGACGTCGCCACCGACGCGCTTGGTGGCGTAGAACAGCACATGCGGCTTGGCGCTGAACGGATCGCGCAAAACCCGCAGGTCGGGACGCTCGGCGATCGTGTAGCCGCTGCCGAAATCGCCAAAGGCGATGGCATCGGCGCCGCTGGTGATGTCGGGCATGTCCTCGGCGATCAGCACCGGGTAGCCCAGCAGACGCGCCGGCTCTCCCGCGGCAAAGCCGTCGGACCACAGGTGACGGCCGTCCGCATCCTTGAGCTTGCGCAGCGCTCCGGCGGTCTTGGAATTCATCACGAAACTCGCCGCCGCGCGATACTGCGCCCCCAGCGCATAGACCAGGTCGATGATCGCGTCGCCGTCGCCGACACCTCCGTCGACGCCAGTGGGCACGTAGCCGATGTTGCCCCAGCTCCAGACGTCGTTGTCGACCGTCGCGTGATCGAGGAAGCCGCGCGGCTTGTCGACGCCGTCGCCGCTGACGAAAGCCGCCGCCTCGGCGCGGGCGAACTTGTCGGCGATGCGGCCCGCAAGCCAGGCCTCGATGTCGAAAGCGCTGTCGTCCAGCAGCCGCTGGCTGGCTTTCGGCAGCGCGTTGAGCTCGTAGAGCGGGATCGAGATGCGCTCGATGGTCGGCGTCCCGGTCTCCGTCGTCGGGGTCGTTTCGTCGGCCCAGCCCGCGCCTGCGTCGTTGCGGTCGATCAGCACGTCGAAGGACGACGCCTCGACGTTGACCACGTTGGCGATGGCCCGGATCGAGGCAGTCGCCGCCAGCACCGATTTCACCGTTTCCGCGGTCACCGGATCGACGAGATAGCCGCCCTCGCTGTTGACGGCAGTGCTCAGCGCCTTGCCCTCCATCTCCAGTCCGCGCATCCCGTCATCGTCACCGGTGCGCAGGTAGGCGTTGAATGCCTTCTGGTGAGGCGCCTCGGTGTCAGCCGAGGCAGACAGCGCGGGGCGCGTCGCGGATTTCCGATCAAGCATGGTCAGTCGCTCTTCCTGTTGTTGAAGCTTTTCGTAAAGGTCGGCCCGCAGGCCCTTGATATCCCAGACAAGTCCCGCCACGGCGGTGCTCACCCGGGTGAACGGAGACGGATCTTCCCCGTTCCGAGAATGGATCTCGGCTGTACTCATCCAGTTGGTCCCGTTGTTAGGGGCGCCGCGGCCTCAGCCGCCCGCCATCTCCCGGCGCGCACCTTCCAGCGCCTGCGCCAATTCACGCAGCGCGGCATCCGCCGGGCTCTCGCCCTTGGCCGCCACCCGCGCACTGGGCAGCATCGGGAAGGTCACCAGCGACACCTCCCAAAGCTCCAGTTCGGTCAAGAGCCGCTGGCCCTTGTCGTTCTTCGTCGCTCGCACCGTACGATAACCGATCGACAGCCCGTCGATCGCGCCCGCCGCGATCAGCACCGCTGCCTCCCGGCCCCGCGCCACGCTGTCGAGCAGGCGCCCCTTGACATACAGGCCGCGCGCATCCTCGCGCACCTCGTCCCAAATGCCGATGGGCTGCGCCGGATCGTGCTGCCACAGCATCTTGACCGCCCGGCCTTCGATCCCCAGCCGTTTCAGCGAAGCTCCGTAGGCCCCGGCATGCACCACGTCGTTACCCTGGTCGCAGGCACCGAACAGGCTGGCATAGCCCTCGACCTTCAACCCGTCCTTGACGGTCAGCTCGCCGCCCGTCGGGCAAAATTTGCGCTCAAGTTCCATGTTTCGTCCTTTCATCCGCCCTCGGGCACGTTTTCCTCGAGGAAAACGGACCGGAAAATTCGAATTTCCCGCGCAAGACTTTCCCCGGAAAGTCTTGGCAAAATTCCCGTGGAATTTTGGACCCCGCTCAGGGCACCACGTCCAACACACTCTGAAGCGCCTGCGCCAGGATCACCCCGACGATGCCGTAAACGGTGAGCCACAACCGCCGCTCCAGCCGCTCCATCAGCGCCTCGATCCGGTCAAGCCGTGCGGTCAGGGTTTCGAACATCACCGCGCTCACCCGTTCATGCGCCTCGAGCCGCAGGCCCGGCGCGCATTCGAAGGCTTCGAATCCCGGCCGCGGCTCACCCATGATCCGCCTCCAGCACCGACAGCCCCAGAAGCACCCGCTTCTCCGCCGCCGTCAGGAAATTGGCGCCCGCGATCCGCGCCCATTGCGCATCCCGCTCGGCCGCCAGCGCCGGCACCTTGTCGAGATCCGGCCCGAGCTCCAGCGCCTCGCCCACATGCCCCGACAACCACTCGCCCAGGCGCGCCGTGACCCGCGTCGCCAGCGGCAGGACCGTCAGGCGGTAGAACGCCCGGTGTGCCTCCTGGTAGTTGGCGAATGTCGCCTCGCCAGGAATGCCCAGCAGCATCGGCGGCACGCCGAAGGCCACCGCGATTTCGCGCGCCGCCGCTTCCTTGGTTTTCTGGAATTCCATGTCGGCCGGCGAAAACCCCATCGGTTTCCAGTCCAGTCCGCCTTCCAGAAGCATCGGCCGCCCGGCATTGCGCGCGCCCTGGTGATGGGTCTCCATCTCGCTGACCAGCCGCTCGTACTGGTCCCGGCTCATGGTGCCCTGCCCGTCCGCCGACTGGTAGACGATGGCGCCCGACGGCCGCGCCGCGTTGTCCAGCAATCCCTTGGACCAGCGCGAGGCGGCATTGTGGACGTCCAGCGCTTGCGCCGCCGCCTGCATCGGGCTCAGCCCATAATGGTCGTCCTGGGGGTGAAAGCTTTTCACGTGACAGATCGGCGACACCGTTCCTGTCACATCGAACCGGTGCTTGCGCCCGCCGACACTGTATTCATAGGCCACCGGCCAGCCATCGCGCCCCGGCACCAGCCGCATCCGGTCCGACCGCAGCACATGCAGTTCCACCGGCACGCCGCTTTCGCCGCTCACCGCCTCGACATAGCCGTCGCCGGACAAGAGCAGCTGGCCATAGAGCGCCTCGAGCAGTTCCGCCCGGCCTTGCCCGGCGTTGGGCTGCTGCACCAGCCGCATCAGCGGATGGGTTTCGTAGCGCTGCCGGGCATCCTGCAACACCAGCGGCAGTGCCGCCGCGGCTTCGGCGATCAGCTTGACCGCCCGGAATGCCACCGGATTACCGATGAAACCGGTCTTGCTCAGCGACACGGTGTCGCGCGCCGACCAGGCCACGCGGCCGGTCGAAAGATGCGCCACCACCGGCCCGGTGGCCGAGGCCTTTGC